ATGCAATTTTTGAGTCTGCTTTATTTGGCACAGGCATTATTAAAGGCCCATTTAATTTTAATAAAGAAATAGGCCGATGGAATACTGACGAAGATACTGGAGACAGGAATTATAGTCCTGTAGCTGTGCGTGTACCACGTATTGAGTTTGTTAGCATTTGGGATTTTTTCCCAGACCCTAATGCAACAACAATAGAAGAGTGCGAGTTTGTTTGCCACAGACACAAAATGAATAAGTCTCAGCTACGAGCGCTATCTAGGATGCCTTATTTTAATAAAGGAGAAATTCGTGAGTGTTTGCAGATGGGGCCAAACTATGAAGAAGAGGATTACGAATCTGAATTAAAAGATGATAGGCGCTCAGAAGATTATGGTTCAGGACAGTATGAAGTTTTAGAATATTGGGGAATCATAGACGCAGAGTATTGTCGTGAAGCTGGAATGGAACTTCCAAAAGAAATAGACGATTTAGATGAAGTACAAGTAAATGCTTGGATCAGCAATGGTAAACTTTTACGTTCAGTTGTAAATCCTTTTACTCCGCATCGTATACCTTACAATGCTTTTACATACGAAAAAAATCCGTACAGCTTTTTTGGTATTGGCGTTGCAGAGAACATGGACGACTCTCAACAGATCATGAACGGCCATGCACGTATGGCTATTGACAACCTTGCGCTTAGCGGCTCTCTTGTATTTGATGTTGACGAGTCTGCGCTTGTAGGCGGGCAGTCAATGGACATCTATGCTGGTAAAGTATTTAGACGACAAGCAGGTATGGGCGGTCAAGCAATACATGGAATTAAGTTTCCTAATACATCTCAAGAAAACATGATGATGTTTGATAAGTTCCGACAACTTGCAGACGAACAAACAGGCATTCCAAGCTACAGTCATGGTCAAACAGGCGTACAAAGCATGACACGAACTGCGTCAGGAATGTCTATGTTGCTAGGTGCAGCGTCATTAAACATTAAAACAGTAGTTAAAAACTTAGACGATTTTTTGTTAAAGCCTCTTGGTGAAGCTTATTTTCAATGGAACATGCAATTCTTTGAAGGCCCATTGCAAATAGAAGGCGACCTTGAAGTAAAAGCTATGGGTACAAATAGTCTAATGCAAAAAGAAGTACGCAGTCAACGACTAACAACTTTCTTACAAACAGCGCAAAACCCTGCCATTGCTCCATTTGTTAAGATGTCTAAAATAGTAAGTGAGCTTGCTTATAGTTTAGATCTTGATCCCGATGAGATACTCAATGATCCAGAAGAAGCTAAGATAGCGGCACAAATTATAGGAGCGCAAAATGCTGGACAAGCAACTGGCGGCCAAGCTGGCAGCCCTGACCAACAACAAGCAGGTATGGGAGGCGGTGCAGGAACACCTGAACAATCTCAAGACGCTGGAGTTACAGGCACTGGTGATGGCACAATCGGAACAGGAAATGTACCGCAGGCAGGGGAGAGTGAATTCTCTGGATAATTTATTAACATTAAAAGAGCAAGTTTTAGAAGCTCGTAAAAGAATAGAGGACTAAATAAAATGCCAAACGAAGAAGAAATGAAGGTCAAGTACGCAGTAGGTTCTGTAGCTCAAAAGGCTGTAGAGGGTTCAGACTCTTTGCTAGAAGCAGCTAAAGAAGACGTTAATCGGATTAATCGTGGGCCTGCGGAAGACACTCTTCTCTCGACTCCTGATCGTGGTACTCCAGAAATGCAAGGCGCAGAAGAAATAATGGACGATCCAGAAATGGACGCTGATGACGAACTAGACATACCCGTACCTGTCCTTGCGTCAGTTTGGTTTTCTGAAAACACAGAGCCGCCTAAGCAAGAGCAATTAGAAGATTTTGAAGATGCTTTTGTAGACGCAGTTATTGACGACTCTCCTGTTTTTGAATTCCAAGATAAAGTCTACAGCATAGACAAAGCTTCTAAGATGGAAATCGAAGAAGACATGGCAGAAGAAAGAGAACAGTTTTTCTTTGGCGGTTTTACTAAAAAAATTAGTAGAATGGTTGGCGGCAAAAAGAAAATGAAGAAAAAGCTAAGAGGAGGCTTTAGCGGGATCTTTGGTCGCTTAGCTGAAAGAATAAAAGAACAGTCACAACCACAAGGCACAAAAAAATTAGTATCTAATGCACAAGCAGACGCAGCAAAAGCAATGGCTACGGCTCAGTTTTCAGGAAATCCAATGTTGCAGGGAGATGCTGCTCGCCAAACTCAAGTAGGCGTAGCTACAAAACTAGGAAACGTAGTAGCTCAAAAGTTTCCTAACGCTGCTCGAAGAGAAAGAAATAAAGGCAGAGGTGGTTTTTTTGGAAAACTTATGAGTATTTTTGGAAAGCGCAGAAAGCCAGTAAGGAATACTTCTCCTTTACTTGGGTTAAGTATTTTTGGAAATAAGTTTACTCCGAGTATTGGAAATAAAAAACAGTTAAAAAAACTAAAAGGAACTAAACTTTTTAAAAAAGTAAAAAGAAGTTTTAAAAAAATAGCAAAGCCAGAGCAAGGACAAGCTTTTTCTAATTTTGGAAGAAAAAAATTCAGCAAAAAATTTATAAAATCAATCGGTAGATTTGGATTTGACGAAGGTGGTATGCCTGTAGACACTTATTCAAATATTCCGCCTGAAGAAATGGAAGCAGTAAAAGCTTCGCAACTTCCAGACAGTGAAATGGAAGCAAAGTACGAAGAGTTTGTATTAAACGAAGCGTTGAGTCCTATAGATCAAGACTACTTAGCATCTGCCCTTGAGCAAGACGCTAAGCTTGCTACGCTTTTTGATCGAGTAATGGACACAGCAACAGAATTTTCTGGTGCAGGTGCTGTAGAAGGCATCGGTACTGGCACATCAGATTCGATACCTGCTAGGTTATCGGACGGTGAATTTGTTTTCACCGCAAAGGCTGTCGAACAGTTAGGCGCAGATAATCTTCAAATGATGATGGATCAAGCCGAAGCTGAGTTCGACAGTCGAGAAGGTCGAGCATATGGAGGAAGTATGCGAGACGGCTATGCGTATGGTAGCATGGTGTCAGATGACGAAGACGATTCAACTATGTTTGAGGATGACGAAGACATGAGTGAAGAGTTGAAGACTATGATGCTTGATGCGAACCAGATGCCTAGCGCATAACCGTAAGGCTACCTGATTTTTATTTCAGCCCCTTACACAATCATATAAACCTAGAGGCCACCTTTTAAGTTCAAGCCCTTATGATGTTTAGCTAACTTCATAGCCACCTTGAAAGACTAAAAGCCCCAAAAGGAGAGCGACAAAATGACAGAACAAGTAGAGCAACAAGAAGTAGATGAACCAACAGCAAATCCGTATAATAAGGATAAGTCTTGGCATACGCCAGATGCTCCAAATAGAGGACATGCTGATTCTTTATTCTTTGATGATTCTCAACAGGCCACCTCGGAAGAAGCCCCTGAAGAAGAAACGCAGAAGAAAACAAGAACTAACTATAAAAAACGATACGATGATTTAAAAAAGCACTACGATGAAAAGGTAGCTAGTTTTAAACAAAAAGAAGCTGAACTGACAGCAGCAGCGAATAGTAGAGGGGACTCTGACTACGCTCCGCCTAGAAGCCCAGAAGATCTTGAAGCGTTTAGACAACAATACCCTGACTTGTACGAGACTGTAGAAACTGTAGCGCACATGCGTACCGCAGAAGAAACAGAAGCTTTGCGTCAGCAGTTAAGTGTTCTTCAACAACGAGAACAAGGAATTGCACGTAAAGAAGCTGAAGCCTCTCTACAAGATCGCCATCCTGATTTTAATGAAATTAGGCAGGACGATAACTTTCATGCTTGGGCAGAGACTCAACCAGAGCAAATTCAAGGTTGGATCTACAAGAACCCAGACAACGTAGAGCTTGCAATCAAAGCTATTGATCTTTATAAGCTAGAAGCTGGCATCACTACTAAAAGCCCTAGACGTACTGCATCCAAGTCGCAATCTTCTGGATCTGCCGCAGACATGGTATCTACTCGAACAACTTCGGTAGACGCTAAAGAAGCAAAGATCTGGACTCGGAAAGAAATTAACTCTCTTTCTATGGCCGACTATGACAAGTATGAACAAGAAATAGATCAGGCCATTATGGAAGGAAGAGTTGTTTCTTAAAACTTTTAACTCTTTTTATATAAGGAAACATTATCATGGCTAAATTTCAAACAGGCAGCAATGGTTCTGCCACAAGTAACTTTGACCTCGGTGGAACAGGTCAAGGCAACGGTTTCTTCTTACCAGAAGTCTACTCGAAAAAGGTACAAAACTTTTTCCGTAAAGCTTCGGTAGTTGAAGCAATTACAAACACTGACTACGCAGGCGAAATCTCTACGTTCGGTGATTCTGTAAACATTATCAAAGAACCAACTATTAATGTTCATGCTTACACTCGTAATGCTGATACTACTGAAACTCCTTTAACTGACGAAGAACTTGTAATGGTTGTTGACCAAGCTAACGCATTTAAATTTATTGTAGATGACATTGAAACTAAAATGTCTCACGTAAACTTTAAAGAAGTTGCTTCGTCTTCAGCAGCATACGCTCTTAAAGATGCGTTTGATACAAATGTCTTAGCAGCTATGTTTGCAGGCGTATCTGCATCTACCCCAGATCATATTGTGGGCGCTGATGCAGGTACAAATGAAAACACTATTGCAGGAGCAAACACAAACAGCAAGCCAGTAGATATTACTGGTACTGATGCTGTAGATCCTCTTGATTTAATGGCTAACTTAGCATTAAAACTTGATGAAGCTAATGTACCAGAAGAAGGACGTTACTTTGTAGCTTCTCCTGCATTCTATGAGCAACTAAGTCAGTCAGGTTCTAAGTTAATGTCTGTAGACTTTAACGCAGGACAAGGCTCAATCCGTAATGGATTAGTAAGCTCTGGTAAATTGCGTGGCTTTGATATGTATAAGTCTAATAACTTACCTGCAAAAACTCAATCAGGTGTAGTTGATCAGATTTTAGCAGGTCATATTTCTGCTGTAGCAACTGCTCAAACAATCACCAGCACAGAGGTTCTTCGTGATCCTACTAGCTTTGGTGACATTTGTCGAGGCTTACATGTCTTTGGTCGTAAAGTATTAAGACCAGAAGCATTAGCAAAAGCTTTTATTGCTATTGACTAATAATAAAATTAAGTGCGAGGGGTGTAAAAGCCCCTCAATCTTTAAGGAGTAACAATGTCTAAACCACATAATATATTAGGAACATCTAATAAACCAGTAAGTGTAAAAATGAGAAAAGTAGTAAAGCTAAATGCTTCTTCATATGGCGGAGATGCAAGACAAAATTATAATGATAATTACGACAGAATTTTTAATAGCACGAAGAAAACAAAAGAGGCTAAGTAAATGGCAAAGACGTTTTTAGAACTTACAAATATTATTCTTCGTGAAATGAATGAAGTAGCCTTGACTGCAAGCTCGTTTGTAAATGCAGTAGGCATTCAGCAGCATATAAAAGACTGCATAAACAGATCTTATTTAGATATTATATTAGACGAACCTCAATGGCCTTTCCTTGCTGTAGCAGAAAGCGGAGCATCAGACCCTATGTACGGTAACGTGTCTGTAGACACTGTAGCTGGTACACGCTGGTACGAACTCAAAGCATCAAGCAGCTCGGTTCAAGACGACTATGGCTCTATTGATTGGGATAATTTTTATCTTACTACAGTAGGCGTAGGCGGAGAAACAGCTCCCTACGTTTCTAAGAACCTGCATTTTGCAACTACAGAAGATTGGACTCGCTTTAGACGAGAAACAGAAAACGCAGACGATGCAGACCAAGCGGTAGGTGGCGAGCCTACGCACGTTATACGCAGTCCAGACTCTAGGAAGTTTGGCCTTAGCCCTATCCCCGATAAAGCTTATAAAGTATGGTTTTTTGCGTGGACGCAACCTACAGAGCTTTCTAACTATACTGATACTCTTGTCGTACCAGACACTTATACTAACGTAGTTTTAGCAAAAGCTCGTTACTACTGTTGGCAGTTTAAAGACAATCCTCAAGCAGCTTCTTTTGCTTTGGAAGACTATTTAAAGTCATACGATCAAATGCGTTCTAATTTACTAGAACCTACGCCTACTTACATTACAGACGACAGAGTGAGATTTATTTAAGATGGCGCAAACGCAACCGTTTGGCTTTGCTTGTAAAGGCGGCCTTGACATTAATAAAAGTCAGTTTATGCTTCAAGCTGAGGCAGGCACGGCTGTAGAGCTAACTAATTTTGAAATAGATACTGATGGTGGTTATAGAAGAATAAACGGTCATGAAGGCATTGGCTTAACTGCTGGCACAAACAAAGGCAGGATAGTAGATTATACAGATTCAAATGCTATAAGAACAGACAAGATATTAGGCATTACAGGCTACGCTGCTGGAGGCGTTGCTGCTTCAGGCACTAACTTATATTTTGTATCGAGAGCAGATTCTGGCACTTCGTGGGTTCCGTTAAACAGAATATCATCTACGTCAACAATTAGTTATTCTGGGCATACACACTTTCTATCAAATAATCCAAATCCTAGAACAAACCAAGAAAAGATTCATTTTAAACACTTTGAAGGCTCTTTAGCTGGCAACGGATCGCTTGTTATTTGCGATGGCGTAAACGATCCTGTAGTTGTTGAAATAACAGGAGGCAGTAATCACGCTATAAATTCTTTATCAAGAACTTATGCCTACACTGAAATTCCAGTAGGCAGAGCAAGAACTGATGCTGACAACAACATACATCCTCAGTTTTCTGAAGTGCATCAAACAAGATTATTATTATCAGGAGATCCTAGTTCTCCTAACACAGTTTACTACTCAGCTCCTAATTTCCAAAATACAGATGTTTGCAACGGTGGCTCTTTTATAGTTGAAGATAAAGTAACAGGTCTTAAATCGTTTAGAGGCGATGTTATTATCTTCTGTGAAAGCAGCATACATAAAGTAACAGCTTTTGGAGATGAGGCTAATCAAACAGTTCAACCTATTTCAAAAAATATAGGTTGCCTTGATTTTCAGACTATTCAAGAAGTAGGCGGTGACTTAGTGTTCTTAGCTCCTGACGGAATAAGAACTCTTGCAGGCACAGAAAAAATAGGCGACACTGAATTAGGGTCTGTAAGCCGCCAGATACATACTTTAGTTAGAGACAACATTGTAAAAAAATTAAATACTTTAACACTTGCAAGCGTAGTAATAAAAGAAAAAGCGCAGTATCGTTTGTTCTACACAAAAAAAACTGGAGAAGATCCGTCAGGTAGTAAAGGAATAATTGGAACTATTACAAACGAAGGCTTTGTGTGGTCAGAGACTTTAGGCATACAATGCACTGCTATCGAATCTGTGTTTGATCCTGTCACTGGACTAGAGACAGTTTATCATGGCGACAAAGATGGCTATATTTATACTCATGAGGTTGGAAATGATTTTTATAATGCAGGCACGAAAAAAAATATTTTTGCAGCTTATAAGACACCTTTCTTAGATTTTGGAGATGCGGGAACAAGAAAGACTTTAAACTACTTAAAGATTTCAATGCGTCCAGAAGGGAACGTCCAGCCTACTTTGCGTATACGATATGACAACTCAGTAGCTCACATACCACAGCCTGACAACATAATAATGAACACGGTTCCTGCTCCTGCTGAATTTGGAGTAGCTGTTTTTGAAAACGCACCAAACGTAGCGGGCAATATTTATGGCGGCACAGCAGATCCTTTAGTAAGGCAGTCTGTTCAAGGGAGCGGCTATACAATGAACTTTAGATTGTTTAGCGATGACAATAAAGACTCTTACACAATTAACGGCATATATGCGGATTACTATCCGTCTGGAAGGAGATAAAATAAAATGGCAGGATATTCACAAATAACGTCATCCACTGACTCAGGTTTAGTAGCTGGAGGCATAATACAGCATACTTTATTTAGAGAAGAATTTACAGCAATAGTAAATGCCTTTAATGCTACTACAGGCCACACACATGACGGCACTGCTGGCGAAGGCGGCATTATAACTACGCTGCGTTCAAACCCTTTGACATTTGGTGCTGTCGATACAAATGACGTAGTTATTACGTTTGAAGGCGGAAGCGGCAATGACGGTGTTCTTACTTGGGATCAAAGCGCAGACAAGTTTATATTTGGAGATACTGTAAGAGTTTCAGGCAATCTTGAAGTAACAGGCACTGCTGATTTTGGAGAATCTAACTTTACAAATGTAGGCAGTATTGCCCTTGATAGTATTACAGGCGATGACGATCCAAACACCTCTATAACCTTCTCAGGCTCTGACGTAATTACAATGAAAACAAACGACACTACTAGATTTGTTGTAAACAATACAGGCGTTGCCGTTACAGGCACATCAACGCTAACAGGCGCAACGACAGTAGACGGAGACTTGACTGTCTATCATGAAGACTCAGACAGCAACGCAAACGCTAACCCAACCTTAACGCTCCAAAGAAAAACAAGCGGTGCAAATCCTCAAGTCAACGATAACTTAGGACAAATTATATTTAAAGGCGAAGATGGAGGCGGTGCTGATACTGATTACATTAAACTATTAACGTCAATAGCCGATGCGACTGCTGGCAGTGAAGATGCTAAGTTTATGATCCAAGGCATAAAAGGCGGAGCAAACAAAAACATTGCTTTGTTTAGATCAGAATTAATTAGTTTTGGTCAGCGAAACACCAATGAAAATCAGCCAGTAGAAATTAACGGCCCTATGTATAGCAGGGTTGGCGGATTAAGTGGAAGTCGTTTTGTTCACAGCGAGCAGGGTTTAAACTTAGAAGGCGCATACACTGTCCCAATTAAGAACTCACGGACAATAGATACTATTACTAATACGTCTGCTGGAACAGCCTGCCTAGTAACAACTGATCTTGATCACGGCTTTTCAGACAATATGCTTTTATATGTTGACAATACAAACATTTCATTATTAGACGGCAAAAGCTTTTTTATAATGACAGTTGATGGTCAGCCTAAACAACTTACTCTTCACAACGCTTACGATGGCGCAGATCCCCAACACTCTGGAGCTACGGCATCCTCTGGCAACATTGGCGGTTTAGGTTATGGTTTAAGAATACACAATACTCAAACTGATTCTAACCACGAGCAAGACTGCTCGATTGAATTAGGTGGCAATGACGATGTATTCATTGACCTTAAAAAAACAAATGCTCAGGACTACGACTTGCGAGTAGCGCACCTTAATGATAACATAAGTTATGTATCATCAAAAACAGGCCACTTGGTATTAAAGACAGAAACAAACGGCTCGTCTGTTTTGCTTCAGCACGAAGGTGCAAACACTAAACTACAAACTACTGACACTGGTGTAGACGTAACAGGCGAAGTCAAAGGCGACAGCTTAGACATTGACGGCAATGCAGCCATCACTGGCACAGTCACGATTGATCCACCTTTAGTTACAAGTGTAGCAGAAGGACTTGGCGCTAAAGGCATCATTATGAAACAGGGCGACTTGCGAATGAAAGTCGATGGTGACTATGACGCAGACGGAACTGTAAATACTAAAGGAGGCTCACTGCAAAACAACTCAAGGATTATCTTTGACTCAGAGCAACACGAGCATGAACAAGGTGAAGGATTAGGACTGCGAAACCCTGCTTTTGTTATACAAGCTAACTATAATCATAACGCAGATAGCTCGTTTGGATCAGCAGGCACAGAATACTTAAACGCAAACATATCGCAGTTAGGCAATGGTGATTTAAATATAAGCTCGGGCAAGTTGCAGTTAAGAGGCAAGGTAGAAACTCCTGACGATGGTCAAGGCTCTGGAGACTACAACGATGTCGTAGCTGGTGATGATTACGTTGATCATGCTTCTTACATGGGCATTACACTAGACGGTAGCACTACTCAAGGCACAGTTACTCGAATGCACTATGGTTTTATAAACGACAACGCTAAAAACATAAGACTAGAGCCTAGCGTAAGCGGTATCATTGTTGGTGGCGATGGCGATGCTACTGGTAGCGGCACGACTGCCAGAACCGATCCTGCTACAATTGGCGTAAATGCTGACATAGACTTATTAACTTTAGCAAATCAAAAACTAACAATCAAAGGCGACACTACTGCTGGAGGCATTGGAGACACTGATCATGCTTTAGTTGTTGAAGGTGCTGTTACGATAAAAGGCACTAGCGATGGCGGTCAGTTAATTGTTGAAAATTCTGGAACTTCAGGCAGCGACAACCCCGACATTGTTTTGTTTAACAATAACACAGGCAACGGTGCTGACGGTGATAAGTTAGGCGGTCTGCATTTCTACGGCAAAGACAGTGCAGGCAACCACACTAACTATGGCAATATTGTTGCAGAAATAGTTGAGTCTCAGGATGACTCTACAGAGGCAGGTAAAATTGTCATTAGGCCGAGAACAGCCAACAGTGCTGCAACAGACATTGCGACTATAGACGGATCTGGTCTTACTGTAGCTGGTGCAGGTACTTTCAATGTAGGAGCAAATGCCCTAAACGTAAACAGCACTGGTGTTGGTACTGCTTTAAATATAAAAACAAATAGTACAACTAATGCTAACGGCCCTGATTTACAATTTCAAAGAGCAGTCATACCCAATGTAAGCGGAGATAATTTTCATCGCATTGGCGAAGTAACATACAAAAGTAAAAATACAAATGATGATGATTTTGATTATGTAAAACTAAGGGCAAAGGCTAGTGACCATAGAGACGGGCAAGAACTAGGTTCGTTTGATATTTTCTGTGCGGCTGGTACTGGTGCTGCTTTTGGTGTTGCTGGAGCTTATAGCGAGCATAACTTCACAAAAGATGGTTTAGACGTAACAGGCGCTGTAACTGCTGGTACTGCTACGTTTTCAAGTGGTGAATTAGCTAATAATTTAGTTGTTGCTACTACTACCTCAAGTATAAGCGCAGCTCCTGATGTTGTGTTTGTAAAAGATAGGTCGACAGCACCCACTGCTGGGGAGAAATTAGGTAACATAATTTTCCAAGCACCCGATGGTGACAACAATGCAACTAATGTAACTTACGGTAAAATCCAAGTATCAGCTACTGCTGTAGATGCTTCAGCCGACACATACTCTGGCCAGATAGACTTTTTTCCACAAAGCGAAGCTACCTCCACAGCTAATAACGAAACAGTGTCTATGAAAGTAGGCTCTACTGATTTTGCTACAAATATAAATGTAACAGGCAAAATAACAGCGTCTGCATCTGGAATAGCTGACAATGACGTAGCTGTATATGGATCAGGCGTAGCTGACGATGATTTCTTACGCATCAACGGCACTGACGTAGAGGGTCTTAGTGCAAGCGAAGTTAAAACAGCTTTAAGCTTAGCTAAAGCAGATGTTGGTTTAGGCAATGTTGATAATGAAAGTAAAGCTACAATGTTTTCTTCTCCTACATTCACAGGCACTGTAACTGCTTCTTCTTTAACATCTAGTTTAACTGTAGCGGTTGAAAGCGCAACTAAAGATGCTACAGCAATGACAGCTCTTATTGGCAAACGGATCATACACACAGGCGCAGCAGTAACTTATACAATGCCTGATGTTGGTGCTGGTGACGCAGGAAAAACATGGACTATTATGAATAACGGAACTGGTTCTTTGACTATTAATCGAACAACAAACTCTGAGTTTTTTGAATTAGTAGCAGGCCAAACAAGCTCAGCAACTACGTCTATAACTTTATTAAAAGGCGGTGTGGCTGAGTTTATTGTTCAAGAAGCTAATAAAATTGTAGTTGTTGGTTCTGGAATCTAAAGGTTAAAGATGGTAGGAACTACAGGAGTTATTGCAGAAGCACAACCTAAGAGCGTAGTGACCGTAGGCGTATTTATTGATAAATTTGTAAGTGCTTATGGATTTATAAGATCTACAAGCATGGGTTCAATTAACGATAATTTTGTTTGTCTTAGCGGAGTGCCTTATCAGGTAGAAAGTTTAAATTCTACAAGTTTTTCAACAAGCTTGTTAGCATTAAAAAGACTAGACGGAACTAATCCAACCGCAGATGAGAAGCTTACAATTTTTGAAAAAATTGAAGTTCTTCCGCAGTTTGGGACTGTTGGAACTATATTAGATTCAGCAAACGCTACTACTTGTACTGTTTCTGGAGATACAATAACTTGGGGATGGAATTTTGGATATTCTGTTTCATTTGGCACAACAGCAGGAGCTATTAGCTCAATAACTTGGTACGAGGTTTAATATGTATAATTGTACCTTAATAGACAAAGTTGACGATACTCTTTTTGAAAGTATCTATCAACAAAACAAAACAAAAATAGATCTTAATATGGGCTTTGCAGGAACAAGCTTTGATACAGACGAGAAAAAAATAGAATTAATGAAAATTAATTTTAATGAAAATATAGAAGGTTCTGTTCTTGTTCAAATTGCTAAGCAGTCAGACAACGAAGTTGTAGGCTATATTAAAGGCTTAGGAACTGGAACTACTTTAAAGTTTACAAATGCTGTGTTTAGAGATGATTTAATAGGAGATAGCTACGGAAATGATTTGTTTATAGATACTCATTCTTTTTGGAAGTCTCTTGGTTTTAAAGAATTAAGAGCTTGTTTAGTTAAAACAGCTACAGAAGTTGTAGAGTTTACAAAGAATGAATGTCATCAGCCAGAGCTATTTCAGTTCAGAGCTGAAGACGAATATCCAAAAGGATATGAAGACGATGAGTTCCCCGACTTAACTCTTGTAACTTTAAAAATAATTAACTAAAGGTACATATAAAACTATGACAATCAAAGACCTGTTAGCTCGAATAGAAAAACACGAAGCGGAGTGCGCTATACGTTGGAAGAATGTTGAAGAACAGCTTAAAAGCGGTGGAGCAAAGATGACACGCCTTGAGACTAGGATCTACGGTTTTAATGCAATACTGCTAACAGGCATCGTTGCAATCTTATTTAAAATAGTTTAAAAGAATAAAGGAACTAAACTAATGAGTAAATATTTAAATGCTTTAAAAAATAAAAGGTCTAAGTTTCATGGAGGCGGCCATAATAAACTTGAGGATGGGACTTGGAGTCCTCATAATCCAAAGGAAAGAGCGCATGTAGACAAAGAACTTGAATATTTAGAAAGCGATGCAGATTTTGACAATGATGGTGAGATTTCTGAAGCAGAAAAAAATAAAGCAAGGGCAGCTCTTGGAAGAACAAAAGATACAAAATACAACATGGACAGAACAAATGCTGCTGGCGTTGATGTAAGGGAAGGAAAAGACGGCATTACTTCAAAAGAACATAGAAACTTAGAAGAAGGCGACATAGCTCTTCAAGGCACAGACAGTGCTTTAGCACGACAGAAAAAAGATAATGAGTGGTTAGTCAATAAGGGTTATGATCTTAATAATGATGGCGTAGTAAGTAATCAAGAGCATGTAGCAGGCAAAGAAGATAAAAATCTTTTAAAAACTGAAGAGGAAGTAAAAAAAGGACAAAAGGATCGTAAGCTAGGCTATGATACAAAGTATGCTCCAGTAGATATTCATACTGAAAAGCAAGCAGACAAAGCTACGGTAACTGATGCGAAGACAGGTCTTGCTGCGGATATTTCAAAAGATGATGAAGCGTCTGCTCCTTTTGTAACTGCTGAAGACGACATTCAACAAATAAGCGAGACTCCTAAAAGCACAGAGCTGTGGGCGCAAAATGTAACGGCTGAAAACTTATCGCCTGCGGCAGCACTTAAAGCAAGTCAAGCAGCAAGTATGGGCGATCCTTTAAAAGCAGGTCAATATCAAGCAGTAATGGCAGTAGACTTAGTGGGTCAAATGACTCCTGCTGAAAGAAACCAAGCGGCTGGCGAGTTTCAAAACAGTCCTGAAGTACAACGATTTAATAAGCTTGCCACTGAACTTCAAAACAGTCCCTCTTACAAAGATGCTGCAAAGAAACTTAATAATTTAGTTAGCACTGGTGTAGATCCTGAGTCTTCTGAATTTAAACAAGCTATAAAAGAAATGGAAGCCATTCAAGCCCCATTAGCAGAAGAGAGTAGAAAACTTGCAATAGCTCAAGACCAACACATAAGAGATTTTAAAAAGAATCTTTTAGGAGAAGTCCCGCAAGGTACTGCCGCTTCTGTTTTAGATGCAATAGATGTTACTAAAAAACAAACTACTGCTCAGGCAGGCTCTAAGTTAGCAAACGAAAATGGCGTAGACAGTGAATTAAGTGACGCTATTGCAAACGATCCTGTAGGCGCTTTAGATAAAATGGAAGGCACAGACATTGAAAGTCGTGCAAATATAGCAGACCTTCCAGAAGAAGCTCTTATGTCTACGCAACTAGACGGCTTGCTTGCAGGCATGGAAGAAGGCAAGACTCCACTTTGGGCAAAGCCAGCAGTAGATAAAGTAAATGCTATGATGGCTGCAAGAGGCATGTCTGCTTCTACTGTAGGCCGAGACGCTTTGTTTAGTGCTATTATTCAAAGCGCAATGCCTATAGCACAAGACAATGCTAAAGCCTTGCAAGCACGAGCATCTCAGAAATTAGATGCTGCTGTTCAATTTAGAAAGCAAGAAAAAGACTTTGAACAACAAATGAAGATAACTAATCTTCAAAATCAACAACAAGCTTTTATTCAAGGTCGAGAGTTAAGGCAACAAACTATGCTTGCAAATCAATCGGCTCAAAATGCTGCCTTGCAATTTAATGCTTCAAGCCAACAGCAGACAGATCAGTTTATGGCTTCAATGAAAAACAACATTAATCAGTTTAATGCTACTCAAGATAACGCAATGAAGCAGTTTAATACAGCCGAAATAAATAAAATGAATGCAATAGATGCAGGCAATAAATTACAAGCAGATCAATTTAATGCAAATTTACAACAAGACGCTCAAAAGTTTTATGAGTCTAATATACTTCAACGTGAAACATTTAATGCTACTAATGCTCAAGCAGTGCAGCAATCGGATATAGCTTGGCGTAGGAATACAAACACTGCCGCTACCGCAGCTTTTAATTCTGCAAATCAGCAAAATGTTCAAAACGAATATAATTTAACAGCTCTTGATCAGGCTCAAGTATGGTTACAGATAAGAGACAACATGGCTTATATACGACAAAACTACGAGAATGAACAACAACGCATAGCTCAACTGTACGCAACTGCAATAGGCAACGAAGCAGCTATGGGAGCTAAATCAAATGCTACAACAACAAAAAATCAAAAGGCATCTGCTGATTTTATTGATACCCTGTTTAGTTAATTAGGAGAAAGAAATGGGATTAAAACTTAAAGTTAAATTTAAAAAATTTAAAAAGTCTGTAAAGAAACGTCTAAAAAGCGTTGGCAAAGTAATTAAAAAAGTAGCCAAAGCTACAGGCTTAGACAAAGCTGTGCGTTGGGTAGGCGGCAAGATTAAAAAAGCTTTTGTATCTTTTGGAAAGTTCATGGGCAAGATAGGTGTTGTAGGTCAAATAGCTATGATGTTTATACTTCCTGGAATTGGCGGAGCTTTAATGAAAGGTCTTTCAGCCTTTAGTCAAGCTGCAATAGGCGCAAGTAATTTTATTGTTCAAGGGGTTGGACATTTAGCTAAGTTTGCACATACAGCAATAAGTACGGTTGGTAATGTATTTAGCAATGTTACAAAAGGTGTAATGGACACGCTTGGAAACTTTGGTAAGACACTTGGAAAGAAAATGGGTTTTAATACTGGAGGCGCAGAAAACTTCTTTGGTTCAGGCGACAGTGCTTTTAGTCGAAGTTTTACTAATAAAGACGTTAGTCGATTTCAGAATTTAACTTTAGGTGAAGACGCTTATCAGAAAAAACTTCTTGGCGGGATGGAAAAAATAAATGCTGAAGCTGCTTTAAAGGCTTCTAATATTCAAGTAGTAGAAAGCAAAGCAGACTTTGTTAAAGGCGCAACAGCACCAGACGCTACTCAAGTTTATGGAGATACTATTCCTACAGTAGACTCTTCTATAGGAATGACAGACCAACAAATCATAGAATTTAATAAAACTGCTGTAGATGGAGGATTAACAAATGTAATGCCTGACGGTACAGTAGAATTGTTAAATGAACAAGTTGTTAATCCTGATTCATTACTAGCTCAAGTGCCAACTGAAGGCAGCATGTCTGCGGCAGTAAATCAAAGCACAGTATATGATCCTTTTACAAAAGCACCTATAGATGGAGCTTTTTCTACTGAAATGAGCGTAGTAGATCCAAACGCAATCTTTAATAAAGTTCCAGTAGAAACTCCGAGTTTATTAGACAAATTTAAAACAGGAGCTAGTAATCTATATAAAGACTCTAAAGCTGCTATAGGTGAAAAGATTAGTGAGGGCATTGACTTTATTACAGATCCTGAAGCTGTAATTGATAAAGGCGTTGAGTTAGGTGGAGATGCAATAGGTAAAGCGGTTCAAGTTTATGGAACAACACGAGCGCAAGAAATGGCTTTAGTTGCTGAACATGGAGAAGGCTTTAGGACTCCTGTTGATAACAGCGTAAGTAATGTTTATAGAACTTACATACCTGAATTCACTACAGCAACTCTGGGGCAAACAGGTGCAGGCTATGCCGACACAACTAATCAATACGAGTCTCTTGCTTATAGTGGACAACAATACGGAAACACAGCCTATCAATTAGACACTGGTTGGAGTTCTTATATAAACAGAGTAGGGCAAGGCTCTCAATTTAATGCAAGTAGTTGGGGTTAATAATAATGGTTGATGAAGAAGTTAAAAAAGAACAAGCACAAGAAGAATTAGATTACGAGACTTATTCAAAGCAAGCAATGATAGATGGGCCTATTGCTGGACAGTCTTTATTAACAGATCCAGCAAGTCCTCGGCCTGACGAAAAGCCTCCGTTTTTTACGGCTCTCAAACCTGCTTTAGAATATGTGTGGTCTACATTAATACAACCTGAAAAATACACAAAAGCTATGCAGCTTTTAGGCTCTGAAGTTCCTGTGCTTAGTTTAGCTAAAGGCATGTTGTTTGTAGGCGTAAGAGACGGTAAATGGAATCCTGACATGATGTTACTTTTGTTAGAGCCTGTTTCTTATATGCTTATTGCCCTTGCAGAACGTCAAGGAATACCTTTAGTTATCTATGAAGGCGAACAAGACGATGAAGAAGCTGAAGAAGAAATGATGGGAGTTGCTATTGAAGAGGAGCAACTTGCAGATCTTAGACGTAGCGCAGAGTCTAGTCGAGTACCAGAAGGTATTTTGTCTGCAAAGATGCAAGCAGATTTAGAATCTATTCCAAAGCGTTCAGGTTTTGAAGTAGATGAAATGAACACAGGCGCTTCTGGAGAAGAACGCCCAAGCACATCTGATGAGCCTATGCCTGAAGCGGAACGGCCAGCAGAGCCTCAAGAAAGTTTAATGTCTAAACCAGAATAAAGGAAATATATAATATGTCTATTCAAGATGTAGGTCAGTCGTTATTAGCTAATGTTCGTGAACGCAAAGATCAACAGTATGAGCAATATAAAAAAGATCAAAGAGATGCTGAAAGAACTGCGAAACGAAAAGAGCGTCAAGCTAAACTGCTTAATTATGGCGTTGGTTTTTTAGTTGATATAGGTAATAACATTGTAGCTAACAAAACAAAAGATTTCTTAACTACTGAAGATCAACTTGCAAAAACAGCAAGCATTAAAAATGCTAATGCTTTTGCTCAAGACTATGCAAATACAGAAGCGCAAATAAAAACTTATGGTGGCACTTCTCAAGATTACTTTGCTGAGCAAGCTTTGCCTACAGTGCAGAAATTAATTAATACTGAGTATGGCGTAGGATATAATGAAGCTGAAAAGCAAGCCGCTACGGCAGCTTTAGCTATGAAGTATGGTACTTCGCTCTACGATGCTCATGAAAAACAAAGAGGTGTTTACGATAGGCTAGTTGCAGGAGACGTAAACTTTGCAGAATATAAAAAAGAAATAGCTGATCTTCAGCCTACAACTATGCTAGGCGCTTTGAAACAAAAAGCTGCTGGTTTGTTTAGTAAAGGCGAAGACATTGGTTATCAAACAGCAAGATCAATGGGCATGTTAGATATTGTAGATGACGAATTAGATTTTGATGGCGATGGCACAGTTACTGCGGCTGAAAGAAGTAGTAAAGAAGCTTTTTATAATGTTTATCGACAGTCAAAAAATAATATTCTTGCTACCCATGATCTTCTTCAAGACCTTAAAGACGCAGGAATTAACATATCTAAAGCTACTCCAACGCTAGGTAAGCCTACTAATATTTATACAATAAATGACTATGGAGAACAAAGACAAGTATCTATTCAAGAAAAAACAATTAATGGCGTTTCTGTTGGTTGGGTTGAAGTAGGCACAGGCAAACCTTTTACAAGTCAGAATGGTGAAAGCGTTGACGTTTTAAAAGAAGCGGCAGTAGTAGAGTTAAATAAAGTTAGAGCTATACAGCCTCAAATTAATCAATTTATAAACCAAAACGATAGCGAAAGAGAAGCTTGGGGAAGAGCTATGAATGCTTTAATAGGAGATGCTTCAGATCCAACAGTAAAAAAAGAACGTACAGAATTTGTTGAACGCAGAATGTTTTGGCCTATTACTAAGACAGCTAAGAAACTTCAAAATACTTATAACGTAGGCAGCCTAGCAGCAATGCAAATAGCTGTTAAAATGCACACTTTAAACTATGAGTTTATTGGAGAGCAAGGTGGTTTTCTTGGTTCAAGAGATGAAATAGACATGAGCATGAGCTTGATGCCTGATTTAAAATGGAACAGTCAGCTTGCAGCCGCAGCAGTTTATGATATAGATCAAAGCGGAAAATGGGCTGAGGGTGTTCGAGTAAATGACTCGTCAGAAGGAGCAAACGATGGCCTTATGACTTCGTTACTTAGTGAGTCACCAAAAAGAATGTCCCTAAAACAAGTAGCTGCTTTTATTGGTGACGTAGAAGACGGAGGCAAAGGAGGTTTCTTAGGTCAGGCTAGATTTAGAGGTTTGCCTATGTATGCAGAAATAGTAGAACAATTTAAAGGAGAGCGAGTTAATCAAATTAATCAAGCTGAAGAATCTGCAAGTACTTCAGAAAAAGGCTCGGTTGATGAAGTAGTTCAGTACTCTCAAGACGAAGCTAAACATTGGTTCCAGAAACATTTTGGAGCAAGTAGAGATTACCAAGCTGCTATTAAAGCAACTCCAGAACAGCAACAAACATTAATTAGAGCAACTGGTGGCGATGTTTATTTAAATAAACGTAGAAACAGAGAGCTTGTTCATCAAAAAGCTTATGATTGGATTGGTAATAAATTATTAAAAGCTAAAGCTATCAGAGAACTAAGTCCTACTGATCAGTTGCTTTATAGAAGAAGCGAAGACAAAGACGCTTTCTTATCTAATATTTATGGAGAAAAATTCAATGGTTGATTCTTTAGCTCAAAGAACATTAGATTTATATGCTCAAAGAGGAGCAGGAGGAGAAATTACTCCTGAAGATACTTTAATACGAACACAAGAAGAAGCAAACAATATTCAACGGTTATTAAAACAACCAAGAGACGTTACTGCTTTTGATCAAGATCCTGAAGTTCTTAAAGACTTTGAAACTGTAACAGATTACTTTGGAAGCAACCGAACTTTTATGAGTGGTCTGCTTGATCCTGCAAGCATGTTTAATGACAGACCTTCTGAAGCTATGAGAGACGAGTTTAGAATTTCTACGCTTGCAAACAGAGCTATGGACATGAAAGACGCAACTCCAGAAATTAAAGAAGCATATAACAGACTTCGAGAAAAATGGGAAGGCGCAGACATTCAAGGTTTTGATGAGTGGGCAGGTTTTGTAAAAGACTATGGCATAGATCTTATAGCTAACTTTGAAACTATACCAATGATTGCTGCTGCTATTTATTCAGGCGGAACTGCTCCTACTGCTGCAAATGCAACGGTCAGGAAAGCTCTTCATAGCGCTTTACAGAAAGGAGCTACAGCAGCTAGTAATAACCCATTTAAGTTTGGTGCGGCTTATGGCGGTACGTTTAGCAGTGCTGCTGACATAAGCGCTCAAAATTTAAACATGAACTTAGATAATCAAGATGAGTTTAGCTATGGTCAAAATGTTTTGTCTACTGGTCTTGGTACTGTTCTAGGCGGAGGAATTAACTGGGGCTTGTCTAAAGTAATTAGCAAGGCGGCAACAAGACGAGCAGAGCGAGCAACTGATGACAATAGTGTTCCTTTGTCTCAATCTAAAGGCTTAGAACTTTTTGACGAAGGAATAGAAGGAGAGTGGATTCCTTCTTCTGGCAGTACGGTAATTGATGAAGTAGATAGACTTCTGGCAGGCAACAGATTTGCAAGAGAAGTAGATCTTGATGATATAGAGTTAGGAGACTTTGATGAAATCTTAGACGACTTTGTAGCTGATGTTGGTGGCGGTCAAGCTACACGAGATCAACTAGACGAAGTTGTACTAGGCGAATTAAAGTCTGGTGCAACTGGAGAAGTTATAAAAAATAACATAGCTTTTAATCTGTGGAAAATTTCTACAGAGCTAGTTGGCACAATGTTTGGTGGCAAATCTTCAGGTATTCTTACAAGCTACGTACCTTACTCAAAGACTGCTGAAACTTTAAGACAGCGTTTGTCTTTTGACTTTGGCATAAAAGCTACCCAAAAACAAGACGAAGTAGTGGGCATGGACTTTGCTGAAGTAGCTCGAAGATATACTGGTATTTTTAGAGAAAGGTATAGAGAAGCTTTAGCTCCTGTTGGTTTAGATTCTGTAAACGGCTCAATTGAAGACAGCGTTAGTGGTGCGTTAAATAGAGCTATTCGTGGTCAAATGTCTCCAGACATGACTATAAATACAGCAGCTAAAAACATACAGAACATGTTTAAGCAAATAGGCGAAGAGTTGCATGAAGCAGGCGTAATAGCTGAAAGAGTAGAAAACTACATTCCTCGTATGTGGAACGGTAAAGCTATTAAAAACAACAGAGATGAGTTCGAGCGTTTGTTAGTTGAAGAAGGCGAAGCTGATAGTTTAATAGAGGCACAAAGAATCGTAGACGAAATGCTAGATATTAAAAATCAATTAGATGGTGGCACAGCAGGACATTTCTTTTCTTCTAAACGTAAATTTACAGATATAAAAAACGAAGCTAAGTTTACAGAATTTTTAGAAGACGATTTAATAAGCGTTATTGAAACTTATAACTTCCAAGCTGGTAAGTCTTTAGCTAAAGTAAAAGTATTTAAAGCTAGAAACGAAGACGAGTTTAAAGCACAGTGGTTAAATCCTATAGTAGCTGAAATGCAGAAAGCTGGAAGAACTTTAAGTCCAGCAGATAGAGCAAGAATAGTAAATCTTTATAGACTTACTACTGGAGAAAACGTAGAGCGTTTTGGCAACTCGTTACAAACAGGAGTAGACGGGTATCAGTTAGCTACTCGTCTAGCAATGCTTCCATTAGCTACAGTAGGCAGTGTAACTGAGATACTTATTAATCTTGGTAAAGGAGGAGTGTTAAATACTGCTAAAGGTTTTAAAGAAGCCTCCGAAGTAGCTTATAAAACTATTACAAATGACCTACACTCAGAACTTAAAAATAGACACGGTTTAACAACTAACGAAGTATGGCGAGAGTTGCAGTCTTTTGGCAAGGCAATGGATCAGTCTGTAGGTCAAATAGGCAATCGTCTTGCAGGCGATGATTTAATACATGAAGGAATGCAAGAAGTAAGCAATAAGTTTTTCCGTTTAAATTTACTAGATCAATGGACAAAGTTTGTTCAAATATCTTCATATGCTACAGGTAAAAATTTAATTGAAGATAATTTAAAAGCTATAGCTGCTCACGGATCTAAAGCTAGGACAGGCAAAATAGATTCAATGATTGGTGAGTTAAATGAACTAGGCATAGACTATAAAGCTGGAGTAAATTGGATTAATAGCGGAGCAAAAAAATCTGATGATTACTATAAAGAATTTACACGAGGCGCATCACGATACGTAGATGGAGTAATCTTACAGCCTACAGCAATGTCTAATTTAAAACCAACTCTTTACTCTAATCCTAAGACTACTATTTTATTTCAACTCTTAGGTTATCCAGCAGCTTTTACAAATACTGTTCTTAAAGGGGCTGCAAAGTCTGTAATGAAAGATCCTAAACGAAACGGTGCTAAAGTAATGGGAGCTGCTTTGTCAATGACTGCGGCAGCTAGGTTTATGAACTGGGTGCGTTCTCGTGGCGAAAGCGAAGCTTGGCACATAGATGAATCAGAAAAAAACCTAAGAGCTATTGCACGTTGGGGCGGTAATGGATTATTTTTAGATACTTTTTCAAGATCTAAAAAGGAAGCTCTTTACGGTCAAAACCCTGCTGGCTATCTTACAATGCCATTTGGCCCTTTTGCTGGAGAAATGTTAGACATAGCTAGAGGCAGACCTGCCGAAGTGCTTGGAAACAAAGTTCCTCTTGTTGGATTAGGCACAACTCTTTTTGGTCAGGACGCAATGCGTAAGTACCGTAAGACTTTAAAGAGTATTGATAAAGGTATTTCTGACAAGTACGTTCCTGACTTTGAATATAACGTAGGCAAAGAAATGTTTTCTAAAGGTGGCGAAGTTGAAATAGCTAGAGCAGCTTCAGAGCCTGATGAAAGAATGAATAAAGTAACAGGCGTACCTTACAACGTAGAAGCTGGTACAGCCTTTATGGACGAGCTTGATGAAGGAAGAACTCAGCGTTTTGGTTTTAATATAGGCGGTAAGGTAGCGCAAAAACTATCTTCTAAACTGGCTGAAGAAATAAATGTGCATACAGAAGGCTTGTTTAATTCTAAAGCTATTAATAATGTAGCAGAAGACATTAATGAAACTGTTACGCTTGGAGGAAACCTTAAAGGAATACAGGACGCACCAGTTACTACAGACGACTTTGATACTTTAAGTTTACAAAGCATGTTTACTGACGAATACGATTTTGACGAATATGTAGACGTTGTAACTAAGTCAGTTCTTGAAGGAAATGTGTCGTCTAATGAACTGCTCACAGAGCTTGCAGAAGAAATAGATCCAAACTACGAAATGTTTGGAGCAATTAATGCGTCCCTTGAAAATTTAAAAGTTAAAAAAGATAACCTGCTTCGTCCTGAGTTTAAAGATTTAGATCTAGGAGAAGAAGAAGAGTTGATTGAGCCTCTTACTAAGTTTGTAAGTAAACATATTAACAAAATGTATTCTGACACTTTAACTAAAGAAGGGGCAGAAAAAGCAGCTAAGCAGCACATAGCTAATTTAATGGTTAAAGCTGATGCAAATGATGAGATGGCTGAGTTTATAAAAGAAACTGCGGAAATAACTCCAATAGATAGAGGCAGTGATGCTGCGGTTGCGATCAATAAAAATTTAAATATTTCTAAGGACGAATTTATTGCTGACTCAGAAGTTACAGTCCCAGTATTTAGAGGCGTGTCTAGTTTTAATAATCATAACTATGATATTGCATATGCTTTCCCAAGAGAAATGGGAGTCCATTACGGCAATCAAGGCCAAGCAAACTATCAAGCTTTAAAAGAAATTAATTTTGATAGTGCTGTAGATAATTTTGCATTAGCCGCAACAGGCAGGCAAAAAGTAAGTAAAAAAGAAATGTTTGATATGTTTAAAGAAGAGGTAGAAAAAAACAAAAACTTAACTAATCAAGGCTTTGAAGAAAATGTTCCTCCTGTAACTATACTAAAGGGTTATTTAAATATTAAAAATCCTTTGTTTATAAATTCAGACATGGGATCTTGGAGCGTAGACAATCTTTTAACTAAAGACTATGACTTAGTAGAAAACGCACTAGAAGAGGAGCTTGGCAGAGAACTTAGTAGTATTGAAATAGATCTAATAGATGAAATGTCTTTTAGAGCTGTTGCCCTTGAATCTAAATTTATTCTTGAAGCTTCAGAAGATGCAAACAGTAAAGGAACAAACAAGGTTCAAAACGAAATTGCAATGCTTCTTGATCATGCAAGACTAACAAAAGATTTTCAAAGCTTTTTAAAAGGTTTAGGTTTTGATGGTATTAAATACAAGAATCAAGTAGAGCCACCGTTTCAAGGCGAAGAGTTTTATTCATATATTGCTTTTGACCCACAGCAGTTTAAAAACGTAAGCGCTGCTAAGTTTGATTTAAATGATCCTAGAGATATGTACTCTGAAGGTGGATCAGTTATAGCTAGGAAGCTTGGTATTCCTGACGAAGCTTTGTCGTGGGCTAGAAGCCAACGAGATAGGTTTCCAAAGAGCGAAAGCTATGACGGAATCGGAGATGCGGCAGCTCACTTAGCCCTTGGTTTTATAACTAAAAATGCTAAATATCCTAAAGCTGCTTTGTTTGCAGCAAACGCTAGAGAGTTTGTAACTCTTGATCATGTTGGCGGCAAAATGGATATTCATAACAATAAACTAGGCTCTCAAATACAAGCTAGAGATTTTAAACAAGCAGAGCAGGTTATTGATAAATTAATAGCAGACCGAAAAGCTGTGTTTATGACTCCATCTGAAAGTAAAGCAAGACGAGGCTATAGTGAAGGAGGTCAAGCTTCATATACAGTTGAGGCTGGAGACACTTTAACATCTATAGCTAAAAATGCTGACACAACAATAGAAGCTATAATGGGCCTTAATGATATTAAAGATGCTAATTTAATCTATGTAGATCAAAAGATTGTATTGCCTAAAGAAAAAGCATTTGAAGAAAATAAAGTAGTTAGCTCTCTTGCTTCAATGCGTGAAAAACAAGGAAGAAATAATAAGGCAGGAAAAGCGCTTAATAGACTTCGTAAACTTCGGCAAGATTCAGGCATATCGTCAGATACTTTAAGAGCTTTAAGAAACCTTAAAGAAAGATTAGTACCTAAAAATAAAGAGCCTGAAGAAAAAAGTTTTATTGCAAGCATACGACAAGCGGCAAATAATCAAGTAGTTAAGAACTTTGCAGACTTCTTTAATCCGTTTCAAAAAGACAAGACAGAAGCAGATTACAACCCGAGTGTAATTGAAGCGTTGCGTTTTGCGGCAAAGAATGCTTTAAGCAAAGGTAAATTTAATATTGACTACGGTGATTATAATCTACAAGAGTCTAATGTTAGGGGTCAAGTTGCTTATCCAGAGCAAAGAGAGCGAGACAATCTGCAAGCTAGAATGATTCGAGGCGACATTACGCCTACAGAAGAAGCGGCTTTTTCAGTAGGTGGCGCTCAACTTGCTGTTGAGGATGGTAAAGTATATGTCACAGATGTTTATAACTTTAATAACATAGGTGAGCGCATATCTACAGCACTGCCTGACAACTACACTAAACTTAGAACTCTTATGGGTAAAATTAAAATACCTACTAACGACTATAAGAGCAAAATATATGTAGGAGAGTTAGATGAGCTTCAAGACAACGACAGATCTAAAGTAAACATAGGCGGCAAGATTGCTGCAAAATTAGCTCCTCGTATGGCAGAAGGTTTTTATAGCCCTTTAGAAAAGGCATCATTGAATCTCACTCGTGAAAAAGGTACGGGCAATTCGTTTCTGCAAGATTTAAAAAAAGGCGACAAGGGCAGAGTAACTGATGAAGAATTGGTTTTTACAGGCGTACAGAAAGAACTAAAAGGTTTGCCTAGTACAACAAAAGAAGAAGTTCAACAAATTGTTTCTAATAATAAAATTGAGTTAAATACTCTTAGAGGTAAAAAAGGATTGACGCTAGAAGAGCAAGGCTTTGATGAGCTTTCTTTTAACGAAGCTGTTGATGATCATGGTTTGTATGCTTTTGATACAGAGTTTATTCAAAGCGTTTTATCTCCAGAGGTGTTAAGAAAAATTAACTCAGGCGAAATAGGTTTTGATGACGGTAAATATGTTGAGCCGTTAAGAAAAATGTATTTAAATAAGATGGCTAGAGTAGCTAAAAAAGACATAGGCGAAAAGTCAAAGGGCAAGTATACCTTTGCGGCTGAGTTTTCAGATTATACATTAGCTGCTAAAGCTGGCTATGAGCCTTCTAATTACAGAGTTATTGCACTGCGTACTCCAAAAAACACAGGCAACCCTATGTTAGATAATATTTCTCATGCAGAACATGAGCATTTTGGTGCTGTTCTTGAGTACACTAACGAGTCAATTGATAATATTATAGCGCATATTAGGGTTACTGACGGTTTAAGTGGCGACAATTTTGATAAGACAACTATGTTAATAGAAGAGATACAATCTGATTATCATAAACAAGGCGGCAAGCACGGGTATACTAAAATAGATAAGCCCCTTCCTTATAATAAAGAAGAAAAAGAAAAAATCTTTATGACAGAATCAATGAAATTTTACGATGGTTATTTAAAAGAAGTAAAAAAATACTACGATGATCTTGAAGAATTAGATGAACAAGCTGAAGAATTTTCTGATTATGGTAGTTCTATAATAAACAATTTATTAGAAGAAGGCGTACCTGCAAAAGAAATTAAAATATTTTCTGATAAATTTATGGAAAATAAAATTAAAGAATTAAATCTTGAACAAAGATTAAACAAAGCAATAAGTGATAAACGATCTAATAGACTTATTCGGATGCTTAACTCAAAAATTGCTGAGTTAAACGTAGACTTTATAAAAGAGTTGGGAGAAGAAACAAGCGCAAAAGTACGAGATATTTACAAAAAATATTCACTTTATGATTCTACTTTTGAAACGAATGATGCTGTTGCTGATGCCCCGTTTAAAAATAGCTGGCCTCGATTAACTCTAAGCAAAGCTCTTATTGAAGCTGTTGAACATGGAAACAAACGCATTGCTTTAACTACAGGCAAGTCTCAAGCTGCAAGATACTCAGATGAAATGGGGAATCAACAAACAGGCTTAGGTGAAAAGTATGATACTAAGTTCTTAAAGCAGTTCAAGAAGCTTGGTAGTAAATACAATTCAAAAGTAAATGTAGAAGAAGTTGGCGTTGCTATAGACGGCAATGAAGTATTAGCAACTGAGCCTATGTATGTTATGGATATAACGCCAGAGATGGAAAACGCTGTGCGGCAAGGGTTGCGGATGTTTTATGAAGGAGGTTTGATTGATGCCTAAGTTTAAATATTTTAGCATAGATGAGTTTAATTGTCAAGAGACAGGAGAAAATAATATAAGTGAAGAGTTTATACACAGGCTTGACGAGCTTAGGGAGGCGTGTGGGTTTTCGTTCACTGTTACTTCTGGCTATCGTAGTCCTAATCATAGCATTGAAAAGCGCAAGTCTAAAGCAGGCACTCATGCTCAAGGCATTGCCGCAGACATCAAAGTCTCTGGCGGTGGTCAGCGAAGAACAATAATTGAAGAAGCTTTGAAGTTAGGCTTTAATGGGATAGGAGTAGCTAAGTCATTTGTTCATGTAGACATTAGAGAAACTACTCCTGTGATATGGTGTTACTAATATGTTTAATTTTACATCACTGATTGCTCCAGTTGCAAACTTAGTAGGCTCGCATTTAAATAACAAGAAAGAAGAAAAGCAGGCTAAGCACAAAGCTAAACTAGCTGTTATAGAAAACAACGCTGATTGGGAATCTAAGATGGCTGATGCGTCTGCTAATTCTTGGAAGGATGAGTTCTGGACTATTGTGCTTTCTGTGCCTATCTTTATGATTGGCTATGCAATAGCGGCCAATGACGTTGCTGTAATTGAAAGAGTTACTTTAGCTTTTGCGGCTTTAAATGATTTGCCAGAATGGTATCAGTATCTTTTATTTATAGCTATCTCAAGTAGCTTTGGAATAAGAGGCGCTAAAAGTTTAATGAATATGAGGAAATAATATATGGATATGGAAAATATTCCTATGGTTAGATTAACTTGGGAAGATGCCCAAGATTCCGATGGAGCTTGGACAGACATTGAAGATATTTTAAAGCACGAATGTGCTATATGTCAAGAGGTTGGTTGGTTAATATATAACAGCGATGATAAAGTAATAGTAATGAGATCTAGGATAGTAGCTGAAGAACTAGAAGAAGGTGGAGCTTTTGTAACTATTCCTAAAACTTGGGTAATGAAAATAGAAGAGTTGGTAGTAAATGAAAAGACTAATAGCATTAGTAATTTTAATTCTTATAAGTCCGTACACGCACAGTAGCGGAAGCGAAGCAACTGTAGGGGACTTTGGAACTAATCAACAAGCAGAAACTATAACAACTACAACAGAAACTACAGTGAATCAAGAAGGTATGCCTGTGACTACAGCGGTAGCTCCAGCAACCCCGACATATCAAGCAGATACTTGTATTGTTACGTCAGGATCAGGCGTTCAGACCCTACAGATAGGGATCAGTACGTCTAAGATGAAGGTTGATGAGAACTGTGAGCGATTAAAATTAAGTCGTCAGCTTTCACTATTAGGTTTAAAAGTAGCTGCCACGAGTGTTCTTTGTCAGGACAATCGAGTATGGTGGGCTATGAGAAATGCACAAACGCCCTGTCCCATTAAAGGAAAAATAGGAGATGAAGCCCTTGAATACTATAGCCAAAACCCTGAGTACGTCCCTGATCGCCCTGTCGTTATCAAGTCTGACAAGTGCGGGGGAAAACGACTTCGATATGACCCATTTAAGCGAAAGTACGTCAATGATAAGGACTGTGATAAACAGTGAGATGCAGGAATACATCCAATGGACTACTCAGTCTATGCTTGATGGTAACACTATTATCTACAACAACGATGATGGAACTAGCTACGAGCTTACCGCAGAACAGATGGACATATTCAACCAAGCCTATGCTGATGGTTTAGCAAACAGTACACCAGAGGCTCTCACAGCCGTTCTACTAAACGATATGATTGACGTAGAGCAGGGTACTTATGAGGAGGAGAAAGAGAACCTGATAGAAGCAGCGAGCGAGATAGCGGCTGTTACAAGTATAGCTGAGATGATTGTTGATGGTGACCAGCAGACTAAGATTAATGCAGAGGCTTATGCAACTGAGAATGATTTACGGGCTATTAAAGAGTCTAGTCGTCAGCAGTTCAACACCAGCATTGATGGTATGCTTGAGGCGAGTATGACCAAGAACATGATTGAAGGGTATGCTCAAGACTCATTCGTCATAGACACCATAGCTGCTTCATTTATGAACACTAACACTATCATGGACTTCTTTACCAACACTTCAGTCTCTATAGATGCCTTGATGCCCACACAGCTTAACCTTCAGTGGATGGAGAGTAGCGTAGGTGTCGAAAGTGCTATGTATAATATGTATGCAAACAACCCAATATACCCAGAGATGGTAACTAGACCACAACCAATAGGAGAACAACCATGAAAGCGCAAGACGTAGCCTTATGGATAGGCATAGCAAGTTCAATAGGCGGTGCGGCAGTTGGCTATGGCACATTAACTGAAAAAGTATCTACACTGGAAGCTTCTACAGATGCTACTCATCTGGAAGCCCGATTAACTAAACTAGAAACGAGGATAGAAGACAATGATATTGGACACATTGGTACAGAAATTCAAGAACTTCGGGGACAAATTGAAAGCAATGCCGAAAAAATTAAAGGGATTGTTGTCCCGAACACAAGCAAAATTAAAGCAGATATACGAGTGCTTGAAACAGAAGTTAAAGGGTTGGGTGAAGAGCTTAAAAGTCTTGAAGGTCGAGTCGAGAAAATAAATAGTAAACCAAGCAATCCATTGTTGTAGGAGAAAATTTATGCCACAAGGTAAAGGAACTTATGGCTCTAAAGTAGGAAGGCCGCCTAAAAAGAAGCCGACTACTAGGGTTAGAAAAAACGCAGGTTCAACAGTAAACAAAGCTGGTAATTATACTAAGCCTACTATGCGTAAGAATTTATTTAACAAAATAAAGGCTGGTAATAAAGGCGGCAGTTCAGGCCAATGGTCTGCACGAAAAGCTCAGATGCTTGCTAAAGAATATAAAGCTAAAGGCGGAGGTTATAAGTCATGAAGGTTAAAGCACCAGCAGGTTTTCATTGGATGAAGCAAGAAGATGGAAGCATGAAGCTTATGAAACATAAAGGTAAGTTTGTTAAGCATAAAGGAGCTTCTCTTGAAGCAAACTTTGCAGTTCAAAAGGTTCACAAATAATGGCTGGGTTAAAGAAGTCTCAGAAGTCTTTAAAAAAATGGACTAAAGAAGATTGGGGAACTAAATCTGGCAAGCCAAGTACTCAAGGCGCTAAGGCTACAGGCGAGCGTTACTTACCTAAAAAAGCTAGACAGGCTCTAAGCTCTAAAGAGTATGCCGCAACGTCAGCTAAGAAGCGCAAAGACACTAAGGCTGGTAAACAACACAGCAAACAACCTAAAGCAATTGCAAGAAAAACTAGGAGGCATCGTAAGTAATGGCTAAGAAAAAAGATCCACGCTTAGCAAGAGCAGGCGTATCAGGGTTCAACAAACCTAAAAGAACCCCTTCACACAAAACTAAATCTCACGTTGTTGTAGCAAAGCAAGGTGATAAGATAAAGACTATACGCTTTGGACAGCAAGGCGTAACAGGAGCTGGCAAGAACCCTTCAAGTGCAAAGGACAAAGCTCGTAAGAAGTCTTACTACGCTCGTCACAATGCACAAGACTCTAGCCCCAGTAAATTATCGGCTCGTTACTGGTCGCACAAAACTAAGTGGTAGGATGATTAAGAGCTTCTAGTTCTAGTTCTAAATAAGAATGAAGAGGCTCTAGCTTTTCAGAGCAAAGTTTTAAAAGCTTACGCATCAGTTGAAGGTCATCGCCTTTAAATACTTTGTGCAGATCCTCTTCAGGTACTCCTGACATTTCTGTCATAACAATACCTGAAGAGTTTACTACTACTTTAAAGCCTATTAAGTTTCCCTCCTTCATATAAGCACACAGCTTTGAAGCATAGACTTATATACAATAATAAGAAACGTAGCCATTAAAGTGTTTGCACCCCAGAACCATGCAAACATTTCAAAGGTATCTCTGTTGTCTTTTATCCAAGTTTTAATTTTTCTTTTCTTTGTCTTAGTCATATCTCACACTGCCCCGCTACGCAAGCTAACTCCTGCGTTCCTGTTGTTGTATCTTCCGTTTCAAACTTTCCAAGCTCGTCCCAATCAATAGTCTTAGGCATCTTAGATAAAGCTTCCTTGTATTCTTCTTTAGTGATTGCTGTATACGGTGCTTGCTGATACACATGATCTGTACGAGGCAAGAAACTAATACCTGAGCAACTATCTAACCGTTCCCATAACCACTGTCCAGCCGCCAAGAACTCTTCGTCTGAGTAGTATATAGTTACACTAGGCTTATGCTCGCACCAATGATTCTGGTAGATCTCCCACAAGTCTAACTGCTGTTGAACATTCAACTCATCTACGCTTGTAGATCCAGCAGGAGCTTTGATTGGAAAGGAGAATACATAGTTGTCTTCGTTCATAACATCCTTTTCCCAAGGCACTCCAGCGTCTACTAAGAAAGCTGAGATAGGATCTTTGCCGTCACTACGCACTGTGCGAATGTACTGATCAGAGAACCTAGCATGAATGCCTGAAGCACTATCTACTAACTGAGACACAGTACCACTAGGCTTGACTGCTGTAATGGCAGTTGACTGATTAATACCAAGCTTTTCAGCCCACTTCTTATTAGTCTTTACTGCTGTAGCTTTGAGCTTTTCAAGTACGTCAGGAAGACTTGACATGTTAGGATGCTCGAACCAAGTACCTTTCTTTTGAGCGCCCGACATAACAGCATGATCCATGATGCCTGTCATGCTTACTCCAAGTAAGGCTTCTTCTGCTGTGTTCTTTTTCCAGATAGATCGTACATATCTGAAGTCAGTAAGAGAAGCTTGAAGTGTACCAAGTATAGTAGCAATCTCGACTTTGCGATTTAAATCATCAAAGGTGTCAGTACTACGAATAACTATCTCGGATAAATTACACACTTGTGCAGACCTCAAGATTATTTCCGAGCATGGATTCGTACCAAACGCATGATCTACATCTCTGCGTCCGTGTCGCTCCGATTGTTTCTTTGCCGCAGTCCGAGAGAAGATACCACGCTCGCCAGCTTTAGATTTATAAAGCGCAACCCACTCCTCCAAGAAGGTTTCAAAGTCTGGCCTGTCTGTATACACAGCACTGTTATTAGCGAGCGCCCTTTGTGTATCAGTCTCCCACCAATTACCAGACTTAGCATGACGCATCCGATCATCGCTAAGGTTAGACAAACTAATAAGCGCACTCCTACGGACACCACCCACCACCACAATTTCTGCAATCTTGCATACAATATCATGGCATTCTAGGCTGGTGAGTTTCCGACCAGCAGCACCCCTAAAAGTATTAACAGTGAAGTGAAACAAACTAACCAAAGGATCAGGGCCACTACTTCGCCCTCCGAAAGTTTTAAGCCTGTCGCCTTTTTTACGGAGGCGGCTAACATCCCAAGTAGGTACTTGACCCGAATACAAAAGGCTAACCAGCTCACGGTAAGCTTTAGCCCAACCGATTTTAGAGTCTTGTACAACGACTGTAGTATCTGTTTCATGAAATTCCTCCGCCACTTCTGGCAATTTGTTTACTGATTGACGTTCGACAGAGAAGCCTACCCCTGTGCCGCACATAAGAACATATAAGATCTCATCAAAAACTCTGATGTGATCTACTGCTACATAAGAACAATTGAATCCTGCCATGTTGTCTCGGTCAAGGGCTTCGCCTGCTGTCATGAGGCAACGCATTGAAGGCATTACTTCTAAGTTATAGATAGCATCGTACAGCATATCTGCTGTCTTGTCGTCTATTTGCTCACGACCTTTCCAAAAATCTACATATCTTTGTACTGTTTCTTCCCAAGTCTCTCGCCTATTATCCTCTTCACGCCAGCGAGCATAACGTGATTTGTGTATGTACTGCTGATAACTATCCATCATTCTAATATTTCCTTTTCTATTTGTGATTTAATGTTTTTGTTTTCTTTGCGTCTAACACTTTTAAGTTTTGTAGATGTCTGAACTTTGTTGTATTTTTTTTTCCTATCAAATCTATCTCGTCTTTCGTCTTTTCTATCCATATCCCTTCTCGTTTAGTTCTATAAGTTTATTCAAATACCAGATAGCCTTTCGAGCATCCTCAACTGGCTTGTGCTTTTCAAAAAGTCTACTGCCTGTGTATTTAAGAATGTTACCATGACAGTAGTCAATAGCTCCTTGTCTGCCAAGTACATCTATAATGTAGTCGATAGTTTCTATTTCTCCAGCATTGTAATGTGGAGGATGATCAACGGCATCTCTAATTGCTTTAGATGCTTTGTCCCAATCAGCAGGACTAGCATCGTCTATACTTGACATATTATCTCCATCGTAAGTGTTAAGTTTCATCGTCAAAAGTCTCTCTCTTTAGTGGGTTAATCCAAGAATCAGGAATAGAATCTTCGCTGAACCATTTAAAATCGTTTGCTGTAGCCCATTCGCCATGCGATCTTTTAGTCCCATCTTTTCTACGCTTAGCGGCAGGCATTGGTGCGTTGGGATTTGCGAACAAGAACACAAGCTCGGTGTCGGGTGGAAGAACCTTAGCTACCCAGATGTATTTACTATACTCTGCATAGTCCCAGAATCTTCCTTTAGCTTCAAGCAATATCTTTTTGCCGTCAATCTCCCGTATAAAATCAGGCTCATACTTATGCTCGACAACATAAGAAACTGTATTAGTATGAAAGTTCCAATCTTCTAGTATAGTATTGTGTAATATACATTCCCAGTTAGAGTCGTAACCTTTCGGCACGTTCTTTTCGACAGGTCGTTTAGCTCTTATTTTTCTAAAACCTTTTCGTACTTTCAATGAATATCTCCATACCTTTCGGCTAGTTTAGTTTCTATTCTAATAGATAAAGAAGCTGCAAACATATCATCTAAGTCTTCAAACTTTCTATCTCTGTCACCTAACAGCCAAAGACCTACTGCAATCATCATGGTTTCTAAGTCCTCGTAGTTGGTATAGTCTAGTTGAGCTTTGTCTATAAGATCCATTGTATTTTCCTGTGATCAATATCTTCTATTTTAATATTGGGAAATTTCTTATGGAAAAGTTTTATTTTTTTAAAAGTCCAACGTAAACTATAAGGTTGCATTTTAAATGCTTCGTTTATATAAAGATAAGTTTGGTCAGGCAACAGCTCAAGGCAATTTTCTTTTGTTATTTTACTAGCCTCTTGTTCATTGACCAAACTTTTGAGCCAATCAACTAATATAATATTAGCTTGCGCTCTAAGTCTTTTAGATTTCTTACCGTTCATAACAGCTCCTCTACTTTAGGTTCGGCAACTACTTTAGTTAAGTATACTAGACCTTTAGAATATTTAAAGGTTCTAAGTCCTTGACCATCGTTAGCATCCTTATGGCATTCGTATTTGTATTTGCACCACGAACAACCTTTAGGAAGTTTCATGTTGCCTTTTATACCGTCAGCAATAGTATCATAGCATAAGTCTGGAGCAGTGTCTAGCTCTAATGCAGGAATAAGAGTATCTATTTTATTAGTAATATTCATCTTGTCTTCTTGGTCAGGTAGGTGCATACACAGCTCACCGCTTTCTTTGTTCATCACAAGGAAGCCACCGTTGCTTGTGCCTTCAGCCGCCTCGTAAGCTGAGAGCTGGCCGAGGTAGCCAAAAGGGTCATCGTTTGCTAAGCCGTTGTTCTGGAACTTGTTGAACGCAAACCTTGAAGCTGTCTTGACATCTACTACTTCACCGTTTATCTTACAGTCCATGTGACCTTTGATGCCTTTAATATCTACTTCTTTCTGTTCGTCAGTTACTGTATGGCCAGACATCCGAACAAGCATAAGAACTATTTCTTCGAGTAGATGTCCATAAAGAAACTTGAGTTGTGTTGGTGCGTCAATGTCACGCTTGGCACTTTCGTCTCTCTTCTCAAACCAAAGCTGTCGTGATGGCTTGCCTACGTTAGACATACGAATAGTAAATTCTTTGTTGCGCTCTTCTGGCTTAGCCCAACTAAGGAGTGCCTCACGAATCCCCTCAACAGTTAAGTCAATATCTTTTTCTGTTACTGGTAAGGCCACACCGTCTGAAAGACTTTGAAGATGTGAATATATGTCTGGTACTACTTTAGTTAAATCACGCATACTTTGTTCCGTCCATTAAGTTTAAGGCTTCTAGTGGTGGAGTGTTCCAAATGTTTACTTGAAACCCATATCTTTTTCCATTGTGTATCGGCATAACTCTATGCCATCTTGATGGATCAAACACAACAAGTCTATTATACACTGGCTCTATTCTTTCTGTAATTAAATTATCTTGTTTTCCTTGCTGATTTATTTCAAGATAGCCTCCAGTAAGTTTGTGCGGGAAGCCGTAGAATACAGTACTTGTGTTTGCACATACAGTTTTTCCTGTTGAAACAAACTCTAATTCATTTTTATCTTGATGCCAGTTCAGCGTCTCAACAGGGCTTAATATATTTCCCCAATACTCAAAGCAACCGTAACTTTCAGGATCTAAATGCCCCCAGATATTGTGAATAAGTCTTTTCCAAATATTGTCAAGCTCGCCTGTACCGTCCCACCATTCTGACAGATAAGTTTTTTCTTCATCTAAATCTAACCAAAGCTCTTTATGTCTCAAGTCTTTTAAAAGTTGGGAGTCTTTGTCTAAAAAATTATCTTTAAGATACATTACTTTAACTCCTTTAAGTATTTAATAGCTCGCCAAAGAGTTTGTGTAGCGTCATCAAAGCCGCCTAATGCTCTGTTACATTTATGGCATAGCCACCCTCTGAACTTTCCTGTCTCGTGGCAATGATCTAGTACCCATGATCCATTCCTTGTATTGCCTGTACCTTTAACTTCTTCTGCGTTCTTGTTGCAGATAGGGCAGTGATAGCCTTCGGGTGGCATACCATGTTCTTCTCGTAAAGCTTTACGCACCTTTTGCATTTTGTTATTGCAACTACGGCATTCAGCTCTAAGATAGTTTCCACCAGACGCAAAGTTAAAGGCATCAAGAGGCAAAAACTTTTTACATTTACTGCAAGTTTTTCCGTCCTCGCAACCAAGGTCGGAGTGTTCGTTGAGAAGATAATCAATAAGCATCTGTTGCTCCATTAGTGTGTCTCCGACCAGTTAGCTCCTACCTGATACTCGCCATCAAGAGGACATTTTAATGCTAAAGATTCTCCAGCTTCCATGATTGCCCTGACACCTGCTTTACCTACAGCATCAGCATCTTCTTCATGGCATTCAATCTGCCACTCATCATGTACGTTGGCTACAAACTTAGCTCGTAGTTTATTTCTTTTAATATCATCTGCAAGAAACACCAGCGCTTGCTTCATAACAATAGCACCAGCACCCTGCAACAATGTATTCAATGCGGCATGTTCTGATCTTACGGTTAGCTTACGTCCGTCAAGCCCTTTGACATAGCCTCCTTTTGCTTGGCGTTGTACTCGTGACGTAAGAGACTTAAATGATGGTAGATTATCAAAGAATGATTTTCTAAGTCCTTTGCCATGATCTCTACCTCTGCCAGCCACCTGTCCAAGCTTTGCATCTCCAGCTCCGTATAGGAGTGCATAGATGAAAGTCTTTGCCTGATTTCTTGATTCAAGCCCACCAAGTTTTTGATTAAAGGTGTGTATGTCTCCGTTAAGGATTTCATTTGTATACTCCTTATCATTCATGTAATGTGCAAGCATTCGCAATTCTAAACCGCTTGCATCTATACCTACTAATTTATGTTTGTTTGGAACAGTCCAACAGCTACGACACTCCTTGCCGTAAGGCGAATGAGAGCTAGGTATCTGTGCCATGTTGGGATGAGAGTGGGTCATGCGACCTGTTACAGCACCATTAGGATTAACATATCCATGTACTCTTCCTTCATCTGTCATCTCTTTCATCCAGCTATTGACTTGAGCCAAGCGTTTCTGTACCATTAGATACTCAGCGATGAGCTGAGCCTCTGGTATATCCTTGATCTTACTCAACGTACCCTCATCAACTATCGGCTGACCAGTAGCTGTATGCTTCTTAGGCTTCCAACCAAACTCAATCAGGTACTCACCTATCTGCTTACGAGATCCAAGATTAAACTCAACTACAGTTTCACGTTCGATTGGCTCTGATGGCGCTAACGATAACTGAAACCACTCAGCGTCAGTAAGTCTAACTCCTTTACCGTCCTGATCTTTTGCCAGTTTTGACAGTGTGCCAGACTTAGTGAGCTGAGCAGATAACAATTGAACTGTTACTTTAGGTTTGAATACTTGTTGCACTTCTGCTACAATCTCTGCAAGTTTCTCCTCGAACTGTGCGATAAGAGTCATGGCAAGTTGTTGGTCTACAACAAAACCATTCTCCCGTTGATCGTTTACAATCTTAGCAACATCATGCTCTAGTCGAACTGACTGAGCAGTAAACCCTTTAGATTCAAACTTGAGAGAATTGTAAACTTTAAGATTAAGAAGTACATCGTTGCGGCAATACTCTAGCATCTCAGGATTGTAAGCCTCCCAAGCACCTTCGCTTTGACCATAGTCTCCTTTCTTAAATCCAAGGCGATAGCCCCAAGACTCTAGGCCATGCCCACCTTCACGGGTAGGCTTAAACAAACGTGATAGTACTAAAGTATCTACAATCTTTTTATCTGACAAGTCAATGCCAGCTACTTTCTTTACAGCAGGGATGTCATAGCCAATAATATTGTGGCCTATAAGTTTGTCTGCTGATTGGAGAAGCTTATAGCCGTCCTCAACTTCAGGACAGCCAAAACTATAAACATCTTTAGTATCTACATCTATTGCTACAATGCAGAATATTTGTGTCGGGTCAAGGCCATTAGCCTCTATGTCGAATAGTA